AGCTGGATGCACACAAGAAAGAACTTCAATCGAAAGGTACGTTTGATTCATCCGCAGGCGCGGAACTGAAACGAAAAGCGTTTGACGCGGTGGTCGGCCAATTAACGCAGCCTGCGAAACAAGCACTGAAAAAAGTGCTTGGGATAACTGATCGGGAAATCTCCGAAATGATCGAGCATCAGGTGAAAAAAAATAAGGAGGCAATATGAAAAAACGAATATGGGGAGGTCTGTGTGCACTATTGCTCATCATGGTGGTGTTCAGCTGCACACGCCATGCCCTATTATATGAGGAAGATCCTATCTGGTTGACGAAGGCTTTGATTCTGGCAGAAGAAGAGATTAAAGAGTTACCAGGGGACTACCAGCACCATATATGGATTATCGAAGCGCTTAAATATAGTGGCGTTTCTGGGCTTTTTCTGAAAGACGAGACAAGTTGGTGTGCTGCAGCAATGAACACCATTCTGAAAGATTGCGGAATTGTCGGGACTGGCAGCGCGCAAGCCGCTAGCTTTCTGAAGTGGGGACATTCCGTTTCACCTAGAAAGGGTGGCATTGCGGTTTTTCTTTCGAGCGGGTACTACCATGTCACGATAATGCTGGAGGAAAAAACCTACGAACTGAACAGCGGGCCACATTATAAGTGCATTGGCGGAAACCAAAGCGACGCTTACCAGGAAGGATGGCAAAGGGCCTCTGACCTGGTTGATGTCAGATGGCCTGGAAAGGGGGACAAAATGCGCGAACAGGCAAAAACCTGGCTAGAGGGCGCTGCGAATGTAGCAGGTATCTCCAGCGTGGTGGACGTTGACGACAAAGATCCAAATACATTACTGCTACCATTGCCGCGCATGTCCATTGATGTTTTGCCTTCTGTGGTCCGCCGGAAACCTCAGCGGTTCCGGTGCGATGAAAAGGGCGACGTTGTTTTTCAGACGCATGAGGTTAAGCTGGAAACGCGAAACACCATTCGAGTGGCTGAATCTGATGCGGGCCGGCTGGATGATCTGACCTCGAAATTTATCGCGGCTTTCCCAAAGTACAAGGACACGCCTGGGGGCTATCCGGTTTTGATAGAACCCTCAAAGGTTGATTATGGGGGGTTTCAATACCGGATGGTTGATGTCCTTACGCAACGTGAAACCGTTATTTGGGTTTCTTTCCGTTTTGGAATTTACGAAATCGTTCAGCGCAATCCTTTGAAAGATATCGGGGTTGACGTGGGAATAAATGGGGGGTTCAATGTCAGTTGAGATTACATTACAGGATGGCGTTTCCGGTATTGTGACCGGAGCGCAAGAAGGAAAAGCGTTGATCACTGGGTACTGTTCCAAAGGCGTACCAGGGCAGGCCTATTATATTGGGGCATCCACCGATATCCCCGAAGTGCTTGGTGCCGGTCCTTTGGTGGACCGATTGCAGGATGTTTTTTCGGTTGCAGATGATGCGGTGGTGATTGCAGTGCCGGCGCCAACGGCAACCTTTGCAAATAGCCTGGGGCAGATTGATATCTCGCCTGCTGGTGTGACCGGTGAAGCCTTGTTTGATGTTGCGATTGAAAACTTTGGCGAGGCTTCTATTCACAAGCATGCGAAAGATTTGGCTGTAACAGGGACCAACAGTGGCGACGGTGCAGAGTTCCCAATGAACGACGGCGAACATTATCGGTATTCCCCAGAGACAGGCGCCTTTGAGATCGATTACTACATTGAAAGGGTTGCAGCTCGTGTTCAATACGACAGCCAGACGAATGGTTCTTTTGATGGGGAACTTTTTTTTATTGACGGTGTGCTTGAGATTCCAGCGCCAGAGGCCACGAATATCGTTATCAAATCATGGGAAAACAACGTTGAACGTGTGTTGACCGAAGGGGTGGACTATACACGAGATATGCTGGTGTATTTTCGTCTCCAGATAGAAACGTTGGATACAATTAAAATCCCCAGGTATGCCGGAGATTTTTCTGTTTCCATGCAATACAAATATTCTGAATTCGAACAGGGAACAAAAACTGTTGCGCTACCCAAATATGTTCAGAATGTCCGACTGACACCAGACCTTTTATATCATATTGAGTATGATCCTGTGCGTGAAGCCAATATCTTGCACATTGATGCGCCAATGCCTGAAAACCTGACTTGCACATGGGAATCTGAAGTTGATGCCCATTTTGAAAAAAGCAGGGAAGCCGCTCCGGAGTTAAAAATGGTGGGGATCGGAAAAAAAGCGTGTTCCCTTGTCTTGCTCTTTGGTGAAGCTGGTGGGCTTGTCCCTACTTTTTCAGGGGGTGCAGGGGGAGTTCTGCCTCCGGCTGCAGGTCCTGTCATAGAGCACGAAACGAATTGGAGTGTCGCCAGCTATCAAGTGTCTTATGATGGAGGCAATACCTATAGTGTTTCAAAGAAAGTGCCTTATGATGGGAGACTGGAACTTGAAGAGATTGGCATTTCAGTCATTGTGCCGGAAACACCTTTGCTTTTGGGAGGCGATCGGTATGCTATTGACGTCGCTGAACCGACTGTTGCAGCATCTGATGTGATGGCTGCCATTGAAGATCCGTTGGATGAAAACGATGTCGAGTTTGTTGCGGTTTGTGGCGCGATGCCATCAGACTCATGGCCGGTATGGTCACAGAAGGCAGATGACTTATGGGCAAAACATCGGCCCACCTTTTTCTTGATGGAATATCGCAAACCGGCAAAGGGCGAATCTGTTGACAACTGGGTTTCGGTCTTGCTTGCCGAGCGTGTGCAGTTTGCCCATCCGTTTCTTGCGTGTTGTCCTGCATATGGCAATGTTTCTGGCAATACAAGAAATTTGATGGGGCTTCTTGCCGGACGACTTTTGAGCATTCCGGTGATGCGCTCAATTGGCAGGGTTCGTGATGGGGGACTGGCAACCGTTCAATTGCCTGAAGGCTATAATGAAAGTCATCAGAAAGTTCTTGAAGATGCCGGCTACATTACAGCCAAAAACATAACCGGCCTTAAAAATCCTTATTTTGGGAGTGCCAGAACCCTGGCAGAAGAAAACAGCGATTTTCGATATATCGAAATCTTGCGCGTCGTATTCAAAGCATGCCGACTTGCACGGTTGCGCGCATTGAATAGTATCCATGACGAGTCGGGTGATCCTTTGCTGGGCAGTGATGCCTCTGGCATTGCGTACTTAAAGAGCAACCTGGAAAGTGCTGTTGGCACGATGAAAACAGCAATTCCAAAAGAAATCGTTGATTTTGTGATTACGATCCCGAACGGCCAGGACATTGTGAACAATGGCTTGCGTCTGGGCCTTCGTTTGATTGGGATTCCAATCATCAGGGAACTGGAAATATTTGCATCGTACACTTACGCCGGGTCAACGTTTGATCCGAGATTGGAGGCGGTATCATGATCAATGGCAGATACTATGATTGGGAAAGTGTTACCATTACCGGACCTTCTGGCGAGGTGATTGGCATCACCGATATTAATTATTCTGATGAAAAAGGGGCAGAACCTCGCTATGGGAAGGGTGGAGTGCCTTATGGCTATGGAAACAAGAATTACAAAGCCAGTGGCAATATGACCCTGTCTCTTGATGAGGCGGAAAGGCTGCGATTGTCTCTAATAGGAAGTTTCTACAATGGGACGTTCAATATTGTGGTCAATTATGATGTGCCTGGGAAAGGCCTTGTCACAGACGTATTAAGAGATTGCAAGATAACAAAGGTGGATACTTCGGCAGCGCAGGATGATGATAATGCCGGCGCGCGGAAGATTGATTTTAATATATTTTCGCCCATTGAATGGAATGGGACTGCGGCGGTATAGGTGAAAACATGGAAGATAAAACAAAAATAGAAAAAAACGATAAAGGCGTTGAATACTACCCCATCAACGGCGAATTTAGAAAGCTATCAGGGGACACGGTGCAATGGTGCTTTCGAGTGAAAGAACCTCAGGTATCAGCCATTGACCGATTCCAGGCAGAAGCGCAAAAGGGGAAGTCTGAAAGCGCATTGAATCAGAACTTGGTGCTGAGTATCATATGGCCAGAAGACCGGCAGGACTTTTTGGAAATGAATAAGCAATACCCAGGTATTGGAAACAGCATTGCCAAAAAAGCCATTGCTGCCAAGGGGTTTTCGGGAAACGCATAGGCCAGTTGACGCCAACGCGCAAATTACAGGCGTTAATTCGGTTCTGGACAGGGCGAGCTGCTGCTGACGACTTTGCCGAATTTGAGACGCAACTGGCAGAAGCACATTATTTGAAGGAACAATTTTACCAGCCTTTCATGGCGATGCTAGGGGCAAAAAAATAATATGGACACCATCTTTAACGTGCAAGCCCTCTTGTCATTGACTGACATGATGAGCGGTCCCTTATCCAGGGCGCAGGGCAAGATCAATTCTACAAAGAAAGACGTTAAAAGTTTTTCTGACAGAATGGGTTTGCTTGCAAAACAAATGTCCGTCTTTGCAGTGATCGCCGCAGGGGTCCTTTTTGGCATCGGCTCATCTGTTTCTGCCGCTGGGGATTTCCAGTCTGCGATTGCGAAGGTGGGGGCAGTTTCCAATGCCTCTGCCAGCGATATGGCTGCCCTTGAATCATCAGCTTTGGGGCTTGGGAAGACAACGGCATTTTCGGCAGTCCAGGCGGCTGAAGGACAAAAGTATCTTGCAATGGCCGGGTTTGATACGACCCAGACAATTGCAGCCATGCCAGGTGTTTTAAATCTGGCATCAGCAGCACAAGAAGACTTGGGGAATACTGCAAATATTGCCTCCAATATTATGAGCGGCTTTGGTATTGAAGCAGATAAAATGCCGATGATCGCTGACCAACTCACTCGAACATTTACCTCCTCTAATACGACACTTGCAGGATTGGGACAAACAATGGCCAACGTCGCGCCGGTGGCATCGGCAGCTGGTGCGAGTCTGGCCGAAGTGTCCGCCATGGCTGGGACATTGGGCAATGTCGGCGTTGATGCCTCAGCCGCTGGGACGCATTTGAAAATCATGTTCACAAAACTGATGGCGCCCACTCGAATGACAAGCGATGCGTTGAAAAAATTGGGCGTGACAACGCTGGATGCCTCAGGGAATATGCTTCCCATGTTCGATATCTTACAGCAGATTGAAACGGCAACATCAAGTATGGGGACCGGCACACGTGGGGAGTATCTCAAGAAAATATTTGGTGGTGAGGCTGTCAGCTCTGCCACTGCTCTCTTGAAAAATGGGGTTTCTAGTATACGCAAGTTTGCCAGCGATATTGAGAATGGCAGTTTGGCCGCAGCAACTGTGGCCACGCGACAACTGGATAATCTTCCTGGAAAATTGACTTTGTTGTCTTCTGCATGGGAAGGCTTGAAAATTAGTATCGGCGATGTGTTCTTGCCGGTGGCTGAGGGGGTTGTGAGTGCGTTGACTTCTGTCATTAGCGTGCTTTCCGCCATAGCCTCTCATCCAATAGGCAGATGGCTGTTGATGGTTGTCGGAGCCTTATCGACGATTGTTGTTGCGGTCACTGGTTTTGCGGGTGCATGGGCTGCTGTTACCAGTGCGCTTGCCATTGTTGGACCGTTGGTTTCTGGTTTGGGGGTTTCCATTGGCGCTGTTTTTTGGCCGGTGACGCTGGTGGTCGCTGCTGTGTCTGGCTTGTATGTTGCCTGGCAGCACAATTTTTTGGGTATTCGGGATATTACCGCTTCAGTGTTTGGCTTTTTCCAAACGCATGGCATGACCATATTGAAAGCGCTTGGGCTTGCCATTGCTGTGATCGCCTCTCCGATTTCGGCGCTTGCTGCTGCGGCGTATGGTCTTTATACAGCCTGGCAAAACAATTTTGGAGGGATTCGGGATATTACGTATTCTGTCATCGAATCTATTAAGGGCTTTTTTGCAGGCTTGAATTTATTTGAGTATGGGAAAAACATGATTGCAACGCTGACTGATGGCGTTAAATCAATGATTATGCAGCCTTATGAAGCGGTCAAAGGGGTTTTTTCAAAGGTTAGCAATCTGTTTTCTAATTCTGATGCAAAAGAAGGCCCATTAAGTACATTAACACAGAATGGACGAAATATTCTAGCGACGATGGTCACCGGCATCCAGGCGGAAACGCCCAGGTTTACTGAGGAAATGAGTCAGGCACTGGGCAAATGGGAGGCGCCTGTGACAAATAATAATAAAATTGAAAATAATGAAAAACAACAGGTGATTACTATATCTATTGAGCGGGTTGAATTGCCTGGGGTTTGCGATGGGCAAACGTTTGTGGATGATTTGTTTGCTTATGTGAGGGCGTATACATGAAACTCCTATTCGACGACGGCACCATCACATTAGGCAGGGAAGAAATTCCCGCCATATTGACACGCATGCAAATCCGTGGGTCGGTGGTGTTCGATTCTCCATCAGTGGACTCACTGAGTGGAAGCAACAAATCACCGATGGGGTTTTCTGACGCTGATATTACCGTGTCAATGGTGCTGTTGAGTGACGACGACGGCACATGTTACGATCGGCTTCGACAGGTGAACCAGATTTTTGCCTCGGTGGATGAAATTGCAAACCCAAAAGTATACAACATTTTTAATTCCCATTGTAATTCCCGCAATATTCAGCGGGTGGTTTTTAGCGAACTAACATCGAGCGAGAGTGATCAGGACGACACGATTGATGTGAGCCTGTCATTCGTGGAATATCAACATGGTGTGGTGAAAAAAGAAATCAGTATATTGTCCGGTGAATCGCAAACCATTGAAACATCTATTGTCACGCCGGCACAGGAAATCGGGTTGGAGGCCATTACATGAAAACATATAGTCTTATGTCAATCGGAAAAGCGCAATACACTCGTTTGGGGAGGGTTCAGCTTGTGATGCATCGCTATGCGCCTTTGTCCACATGCTATGCTGAAATCCAGGACCCGGACGGTTCGCTGTTTGAAAAAATAACCGCTGATGAACCGGTCGCTTTTGCAATGGGGTATCGGGTGGGGTTGTCCCTGAAATGGGAGGGGACGATCCGAACGACAGAAAAACATGAAGATCGACTTCACATTTATTGCGTGGGACCAGAAAAAATATTTGAACAAAAAGTACAACAAGTGTGGTTGAACGAACAGCCGGAGAGAATTATCGAACAATTGGTGGGATATACTGGCTTTGGCATTGGGCAGATACAGCGCACAGGCTTGACACTACCGCGCTTTGTTGTGAAAAACAGAGCGATTTGGGAAGCTGAGAAACAACTTCAGCAAACAATGGAAACCCACGGTGTCGATACCTCTAAGGTCGCCTTCTGGATTGGCGCAAATGGTCTGATTCAATGGGGTACGCATGATGAAGCCGGGGACGTTGAGATTGTTTCTGGGGAAAATATGATTGCTTACCGGCGCAACGAAATTGAAGCGCTTTTAACTCCTAATTTGCGGGCATCTCAAAAGGTGCATATTATTGCGCCTGGCATGGACAAGGTGAGCAGAGCAGTCCGCGTATTGCACACAGTGGGCAAGAAAACGCGAACCTTTGTTCAGTTGGAGGAATAAGATGAATCACATGGACGCGCTAAAAAAATTTGTGGACCTCGCCACAGAAAAGGGGGGAGCCTCAAGGCTAGCTCGAATTGTTCGCGTGAAAGGCGCTCGGGCAGATGTCAAGATTGTGCGTAACGATGGGTCGATTGATGCGGACTTCCCTGAACTTCCCGATTGTCCGCTGCCATCCAGATTGACTGGAACGAGCGGGTATTATAGTGCGCCTGTTCCTGGTGCATTGTGTCTGGTGTCTTTTCCTTCTGAGGATATCAGCAAGCCCTATATTGTTGCTGTGTATTCTGATGTTGCCGCTGATGGGGTGACCCTTCGGAACGAGAACCAAGAAATTCAAATTACGGACAAAATTTCCTTGCGGACAAAAAACAGCAAGGTGGAGATTTCAACGGATGGGGTAACGGTTCAAACAGCCCTTGCCAATATAACAATAAACGACACAGGTGTCGCGCTAACCGCTGTATCGTTCACATTAAATGGGGAGATGGTTGTCAATGGCACAATCAACTGTTCAGGGCCAGTTACCGCTCCAAACATCCCTTGAGGACTTTGGGGCGGACTTTCTGGTTGACAAAAATTATGATCCTGTTCTGCTTGCGACAGGTGAGCCGGTCATGACTTCAGGCACGGAGACCGTTGCACAAGATGTGCGCCTTGCCATGAAAACACCTCAAGGTGCGCTGTTCTACGATCCTGACTTTGGCAGTGGACTTCTCTCTTACGTGCACGAGGAACGGACGGACGCCAATGACCGCCATTTTGAAATGGATATCATTGACTGTATCCTGTCTGACCCTCGGGTTGAATACCATACCGCACGAGCGAAGGTGGTGACCTCAATGGAAAAGGTTGTGGCCGAGTGCGCGTTTGAAGTGGCGGGCACCAATATCAATAATCAATACCGAATTGAGGTGGGTCAAACGGTGGAGGTCTTATGAATTTTTTTCAAAAGAGCGTGGATGAGATTAAACAAGGGATGTTGGCTTCCATCCAATCGGCACAGGAAAACGGCAACTTGCCCAAAGTGTTGAATTTTTACCGTGGGCCTTTTCGCGGACTGGTTGAATTGTGGTCATTTGGCTTATACCAGATCTATGGGGTTTTAGACCGTGCGATTCAGCAGGCGGTGCCGATGCTGGCCGATGAAGCAGAATGGATGCAACAGCACATTGAACAAGTCGGATTGACGCGAAAGTCGGCACGACGTGCATCCGGAAGGCTATGGCTAGAGCGATCTGACTCCAGTGGTAATTGGGTGGTGCCCTCTGGCCGCGTTTTTTCGACACTTCCGGATGGCAATGGGGAAGAATACCGCTTTCTTTCTATACAGGACGAAATTATTCCAGATGGGGTGCTTTTTGCTGAAATTTCGGTAACAGCAGAAAAGGAGGGGACACAATACAATGTTGCCCCTTTCACTATCACCGAAATGAAAACCCATATCCCTGGTATTGAAAAAGTTGAAAACCGATATGATTGGATCGATGTTGAGGGCACTGATACAGAAAGTATTGAAGATATGCGCGACAGATACGTTCTCGCCTGGAAAGGCCTGGGCGGTGCAAACAAGCATGCGTATAAATCTTGGGCCTTATCTGTGGCAGGAGTGCATACGGTTGAGGTGATCGACAATCATCCGCGTGGCCAGGGCACCATTGACGTGTTGATTCTTGGGAGTGCTGGACTGCCTGGGACGCAACTGATTGAGGATGTGTCATCAGTGATCGAAAGCAATCGACCGATCAATGACGATGTGGCTGTCTCAGGGCCGACAGTAAAAGAGGTTTATATTTCGCTTACGCTGGTTGTCATTGATGACACCATTGGAAGCATGGTGGCAGATGTCAAAAACGTCCTGAATCAGTTGTTCGACCCTTTGGAGGGGCTGGGGATCGGGGTGGATGTATCCCGTGACCGGCTCATTGCAGATTGCATGGGTGTCGATCCAAAGATTAAGCGTATTGAATGGACCTTACCGACCTGGGACGAAAACGGAATTATCTCTGTTGCAGACAACGAAATTGCGGTCTTGGGGGAAGCACCAACGGTTACATGGGAAAAGGAGACCACATGATTTTTTCGTATTTTCAAGGCCTAAACTGGCCATTGATGCAGTCTCAAATCTGGACTGGACTGATTCAGGCATGCGCGCTGTCGATGGACGCGGTTTTGCCTGATATCGGCACCACTCGTGATTTATATTTACCCTGGGTTTCGCCGGATGCCCATGCCAGTTCCAGGGGGATGGTCCAACTGCCATATGAAGCAACAGACGCATATTATCAACGGATTCGCTCGGCTTACACCTTTTGGAAGAAAATCCATTCGCCTGAAAATATTGAGATTGGAAAAATTAACGAATACACCGGTGATAAATGGGCGGAATTCAATCTTGAAATTAATCAACAGAAGACTTTGGAAGAAATTGAAACGCTTCTTCGGTTTCTTCTTGATATCAAACCGGCGCGGTCGCGCCTGAAAGGAGTTTTATATATGTCTGATTTTCTGGTTACAAAGGAACATACCCACACCGGCGACGATGACGGGGCGGTTCTCGACCATCAACAATTGCATAATTGCGGGAGCGTTACACATGATATTCTGGAAACACAATTGGCCGCGGTGATGCAGACACCACCGGTTTTTAATGCACAAGCATTTCTTAGAATCCAGGCGCTTGATAATGATCCCTATACGCCAACATTTCAAGAGGCTGCAGTTATTGTCTGCGCTTTCCAATGGAATCAGGATCATTATAAGGATGTGATTTGCCGGCCCATGGTGAGCTTTGAGCTGATTTATGACCCGAACCTGACGCCTCCGGCTTCTGTGAATCCATTCGATGTTGACATGAGGTTTATTGTCAATGGTGTTGAGGAAAGTACTGAGACGCGAACGTTTACCGTGATGGGGGGAAAAGAAGCTTATGCCAGGCCTCTTAGGTTGGAGCACGGGCAAAGGATTTCCTTAGAGATGAGAAGTGGGCATCAAAAAGTATATATTCAAAACATATATTTTGAGATTCTTCCTGTTGTCATCGAAGATTCTGACGACAATGCGGGGCTTTCTACGCCACAGCGTTTGAAAATATAAGAAAGGGGGACGAATGATTTCTCATAAACACGCGCAAATCACAGGCTACCGGTTTTCAGAAGTAGACCCTGATGATCTGATTGATGGTCTGATTTTTATCAGGCTTCCTGATCTTTCGGTCTATGTTTGCAAAGATAAGGTCTTCCAACCTGTCAGTGCAAAGGGGACGCGACTGGTTACCACGAAAAGCAAGGACGGACATGGGCTTGTTGTCGGGGATTGGGTGGGTGCCAATTATGAAAAAACAAGCGCGAACCCGATCGGCGTGGTCACATTTGTTGATGGTCGCTTTTTCGAGGTCCAACTTGCAGGACCGTGGGAGCATACCGGCTTGCCTGCTGGCTCTATTGGCTCGCCTTTGTATCTCCAAGCGGATGGGAGTGTCGGCCTTGCTGAAACAAATTCA